ATTCCGGATTCGGTGTAGCGAGTATGTCATCGCTCTTTGGTACAAAACAAGCTGATGGCAGACATCACCGAGATAACTTAATACACCTACCTTCAGATCAGACAGAGAACATCAAGGCTCTTATCGAGCAGTTGATTACCTGGTCCCCTGAGACTAAAGGTAAGACCGATATGGTGATGGCACTTTGGTTCTGTGAGATCAAGGCTCGTGAAGTCTTGAACTTCGGACAGTACGCTACACACCATCTAAAGAATCCGTTCCTCAGCCGCCACGAACGGGGCAAGAGGATCGTGGTCAATATTGATCAACTGCTAGAAGAAAAGAACAGAACGTTCATCTAAGGAGAACAAAATGCCAGTACCAAAAAAGAAAACACCACCAGCAGGTGGTAAGGCAAATCCAGAAAAAATGGGTCGTGTAACCGCTTCTGAAACAGAAGCCACAATGAAATTATACAAAGAGAAAAAAATGACAGCAGGAGAAGCGCGAGCCAACGTTAAGCGTAAAAAGGTAATAGCAGCTATTAATTCTCAACAGTCTGCAAGAGCCTTAAAAGAATATAAGGAAAAGCAGGCCAAGCGTGCTGCTGGTGGAAATGCTGCATCACCCAGAAATCAAAGAGAAGTATTACTAGGTTTAGGTTATGCAGAAGGCAGAGATGCAGCAGCAGCCGCTTTGCGCGGTTATGGTTCGGGAATTAAAACTGCTGCTCGCATTAAAAATCAAGAAGCAAAAAAGAAGAAGAAATAATGGCAATCCCAAAGAAAAAAGGCTTAGACGATTTTCTCAAAAAAGGCAAGAAGCCTCCTACGCGGGGTAGCAGAAATATGCCACGAGACTACGATGTAATGACTCCTGATATGGGATACACCAAGCCTACTGCAAAAAGCCAACCTAAAAAAATGGGCAAGAAGAAGTAAGGAACTTAATTGCTAACAGCTAAAGAGATCGCAGCAAAGGTATCGCGTCTAACCACACGCTACTCTGCCCGCGACCAACGGATGCGCGACGTGCTTTCAGTACGTCAAGGCGATATGAGCAAGGTATATCCTTCGATGTTCTCCGAGGAGTACCCAAAGCCTCTCATCGCTAACTTCATAGACGTTGCCGCTCGTGATCTCGCAGAAGCGATGGCACCACTGCCATCTTTCAACTGTGCTGCTACCAATATGGTGTCTGACTCGCAACGCAAGGCAGCAGATACCCGTACTCGTATTGCCAACTACTACAGCAGCGCATCTGAGTTGCAACTTCAGATGTACTCTGGCGCAGACTGGTTCAATACCTATGGTTTGCTTCCTGCTATTGTCGAGATGGATTACGAGACAAACAATCCTCGTATTCGTCTACTTAATCCTTTTGGTGTCTACCCAGAAATTGATCGCTTTGGACGTACCATCTCCTTGACTCAAGTAATCCAAATGGATGCTGAGTCCTTGGCTATGCAGTACCCAGAGTTCTACGATCAAATAGTCGGCAAGCGTCAATGGTCAACTGGGTCCCCGTATATCGAGGTTGTCCGTTACCACGATGCAGAGCAAGATGTAATGATGATCCCATCACGAATGAATCTTGTTCTTTCGCATACTCCCAACCCACTCAAGAAATGTATGGCTCGTGTAGCCACTCGCTACAGTCTTGATGGTGAGGCTCGTGGTCAGTTCGATGATGTCCTAGCAGTGCAACTCGCTCGCGCTCGCTTTGCAGTCTTGCAGATCCAAGCAGCAGAAAAGTCCATTCAGGCACCGATTGCTATTCCACAGGATGTCCAAGAACTCGCTCTTGGTCCTGATGCGATTATGCGTTCTGCCAATCCACAGGCTATCCGTCGTGTACCACTAGAACTTCCTGCTAACGTATTTGCAGAATCTGGTGTACTAGAACGTGAACTTCGTTTGGGTACTCGTTATCCAGAAGTTCGTAGTGGAAACATCGACGCATCTGTCGTTACAGGACGTGGAGTGCAGGCACTTCAAGCAGGATTTGACACACAGATCAAAGCAGCCCAGGCACAGTTTGCCCGACTATTTACTGAATTGATTGGTCTATGCTTTGAGGTAGACGAGAAAATGTTTGGATCTCAACAGAAAGAGATTCGTGGCGTAGATGATGGTACGCCATATATCCTCAAGTATGTTCCTTCCCGCGACATCAAGGGTGATTATGCAGTTGATGTTCGCTACGGAATTATGTCCGGTATGGATCCTAACCGAGCAGTCATCGCACTTCTTCAGATGCGTAGCGATAAGCTCGTATCCCGCGACTATGCTCGTCGTGAATTACCGATTGATGTAAACGTTACTCAAGAAGAACAAAGAATTGATATTGAAGAGATGCGCGATTCCCTGCGCGTAGCAGTAGCACAGTACGCCCAATCTATACCAGCACTAGCGTCGCAAGGACAAGATCCTTCAGAGATCATCAAGCGCATCGCAGAAGTGATTCAAGGTCGGCAAAAAGGTCTTCAACTGGAAAACATTGTGGAGAAGGCGTTTGCTCCTGCTCCACCTCCGCCAGCGCCAGAGCAACCAATGCAACAGCAGATGGCGATGCCAGGACAACAGATCTCAGCAGCAGGTGCGGTTCCCGCCGCTGCCTCGCAGGCCCCTCCTTCACCGGCTGGTGCAACCCCTGCTGCTGGTCAACCCCCAGTCGACATAGAACAACTACTCGCCGCCATCGGTGGCGCGGCTTAGCAGGAGGTGAATATGATCAAGAAAGGCAAAGTAGCTAAGGCTCCTATGTCCCAAGTAGTAAAGGGACCTATGGATACAGCAAAGCCAAAAGGCGGAGAAGTACAGTTCGGATACGCACCCGCTGGACGCAAAGGCACAAAGGCTTAAATGAAGATTATGGTAAGGCGTACTGGGAGGTACGAATGAATCAACCAGTACGCCCTATCCATATCGTGATGACGTTTTTTATATTTGCGTTCAATATACTCACCACGATAGCGGCTTTCATTAAGGAGATTGTTTATCTCTTTGAAGCACATTTAGATTATCAATATGATCTCAATGATCGTATTGAAGAACTACACGAAGACTTAGAGAAACTACAGGAGGAATAATGGCAGGCAAAGGCGGATATCAAAAGCCTAACAAGCCAGCAACCTTTTCCCCTCCTGGCAAATATGCCAAGCGCACTGATGGTGGGCCAGGAGATACACGGCAACCACAGATGAATATTCCTTCTGCCGGTTACGGCGAAGGTGTGGAGACTGCTGCTATTCAAGGTGGCGCTCCACTTTCTGCCACTGGTGGATCTGCTGGTAATCCATTACAACAGATTGCGGATATTAAGAAACAGATCGTTCCTCTTGATGCTCCCACCCAGCGACCAGATGAGCCAATAACGGCAGGTATGCCGTTCGGAGATGGTCCTGGTACAGAGGTTCTACCTAACTTTCGTCAGGCTGAATACGACATTGTGGATAAATATATGCCTTCACTTGTTCGTTATGCAGATGAACCAGATACTCCACAATCTTTTAGACTATTTGTTCGTTACTTACAGGGAAATCAGTGAACGATTTTGTAGCAAATGTTTCTGCGTTTGTAGAATCACTAGGTATGGATGAGCCTGGAGTCATCCTTTCGCTTGCCAATATTCCCTGGCAGAGCAACGAAGACCGAGATCAATTTATTGAATTCCTTACTAGAGAGGTTTAACTATGGCTCTCAAGTATTGGGATGGGATTAAAGGTTTTCTTGGTGACTCTCTAGGTTCTATTATTAATACGCCAAGCGCTTTGGCGAGGAATCTATCTGGCGCAGCGATTCAACAAGGATTTCAAAAGACTAATCCGCAGATTAACAGTTCAGATCTAGCGGCTAATATGAATGAGGTTACTGCGGCTAAGAACGCAGCAACCTTAAAGAAGTCACAGGAATTAGCCCGTGGCGCTGTAGATTATTTTGTTAAGCCAACAGAAACTATCGGTGTTGCTACAGCAGCAGATAGTATTTTACAAATAGTTGATGATGTCTATCAGACAGTACGACCAGTAGTAACTGAGCCTCTATCTGCTTACTACTTATCTACCGCAGATTTTTATAGCGGTAAGGGATTGAATTTATTAGATAACTGGAACCTTGGAAAAAAGGTATCTCCAGGTCAATCTATATCAAACTATTACTCTAGCGCTCTTGATGAGTTTGGCATTACTGACTATGCAAAAAAGGAAGGTCTTAACCTTCCTACCTTT